GTAAGCCTTCACGTGGAGATGCGCGACCCAGCCCAGCGCCGTCGAGGCTGTCTCGTCGACCGACGTCAGGTTCGTCGCGCCCGTGAACGTGATGGGCACGAGATCGTCGTTCAGCGAGACGCCCAGGTCCTGTTGGTCGTCCGATGCCAGGTCCGCGGTGACCTCGGTGGGCGCCTCGGTCCCGGCGTTGATGTTGTAGCTCGTGAGCTGGAACTTCCCCATGTCCACGAGGTTCCCAATCGTGAACCCTTCGGCAGCGACGGAGACGATCTGGGCTGCCGTGGCCGCCTTCGCCTGGGTGAAGACTTCGTCCGTCCTCCCGGCCGTGGCGTTGAAGTAACCCGAGAGGTTCAGCGAGCCGTCCTGGGAACCGAAGACCGGACGCCGGACGAAGGACGCGCCTCCATCCGGGAACGTGGCCAGGACGGGGATCTCGATGTTCCGCCGCATAACCGTGTTCCGGAGGTCGGCTGCAATGGAGTAGCGACCCATCAGCACGCGCGTCGTCTTGCCGTGGACGTCGACCAGCACCGTCTTACGCCACTCCCCGGAAATGGGGATGGTCCCGCCGTCCTGCAGGCCGACCTTGGTCCTGCGGGCATTGGCACCGAACGTCTTCGTCACCGGCCGATCTGCGGACTGATTCAGCGCGGTGGTGTTGAGGAGTCGGCTGACGTCAGCGATGGTGCCAGTCAGGTCGTCCAGCTTGAAGACCGTCCCGCGCCCGTGGACGTTTCCACCGAGTCCAGCCATTTACTCCTCCTCGTCCACCGGCTCGATGGCGCCGATCTCGATCCACCCGGCGACGTGCTCGACAGGGAGGTCCGTGCGCGGCTTGTCGCTCGCCTCGACGTTTACGAAGCCGTCGCCGTCGCGCCAGGAGATGCCTCTCAAGACCCGATAGGTTCCAGCCGCCGCCTTGCGCTTCGTCACGTTGGGACCTCCTCCGTCATGACTACCTTGCACTCCGCGCAAAACGTGCCGCTCGCTTCCGTCTCGCCGCCACACCGCGGGCACTGGGCGCCCGGCTCCTCGCCGGACATGGCCTCGAGCAACGCCACGATGCGGTCGAGACGCTCGATGATCAGTCGGCCCTGCTGCTCGTTCATCAGCTCTCCGCCTTCGAGGCTGCGCAGTCGAAGTGGTAGCGCGGCCGTCCCTTCTCGTCGTCGGAGAGCGGCATCGGCGGCTGAGCCTTGATGTTGTAGTACTTCACCCCGCCGAGGGTGACCGGCCCGAGCCGGCGCAGCTTCTTGTAGACGTCGTAGGCTTTGGCGCTTGCCGCGGGGGCGTTGCCGGGCGCGTCGCGCGTGATCACCTTGAAGTTTTGCATCTCCATCGCTGGCGGACTCAGGCTCTCGCCAAAGGTCTCCATGGTGTCCGTATTCCAGACCACCAGGCAGACGGCGGCATCCGGGCCCCCGAGTGGAAACGGCCTCGTGAAAAGGTTCGGGGTGGGCGCAGCCGTGGTCAGGCCGAGGCCGGCGCCCACGAGATAGGCCGCCACCTCATCGGACAGCACGGCTGGCCTCCAGGTCGATCTCGTCCAGCATCTCCTCGGGGACCTTCGGCGCCTCCCGAAGGAACGGGACCTCGACGAACTTGCCCTGGCCGGTCGTGTGGTGCAGCGTCAAATCCTCGTGCTGCATCTCCGCGTAGTCGACCTCCATCGTTCCGCCAGCCATCACACCCGCGCTGACGACTCCGCGGCCGGTCAAGGTGGGCCTGGTGGTCCGAATCGAGTCCCGGAGCTGGCCGGGCTTGTCACGCGGGTCGGGATCGACTGGGCAGATTGCCTTCGCCAACAGCACGATCCGCTCGGTCACTCGAGCGAGGACACGCTTGGCCACGACCGGCCCGGCCGCGCCTAACCGGCGGAGACCATCCCTCAGCTCACGATCACCCGAAACGTCGACGCGGACTCTCATATCAGCCTGAACGTGCTGAGGAAGGGCCGTCCTGTGGACGGGTCGATCATCACTCCCGAGACTTCCATGAGCGGACCGGTCAGGCCGCTCGGGAGCGTGAATAGATCGCGCGGGTCAATCGGCTCTTGCCGGCCTTCCGCTCCGTTCGGCTCCACGGGTCCAAGAAACGAAACGGTCGCGCGCGTGGTAATGAGTTCGCCGTCCGGCAGTCGGCGATGTGGCGTCGATCCCTCCTGGACGAGGGCGGGGCGACTTACTGGCGTGGCGTAGTCGGGAGTGCCGTCGCTGTCCTTGAAGCCGATCCACGCCTCATGGATGACGTTCACCTGGAGGCTCGCCGTCTGCGCGTTGGCGGCCGCGACGGCCGTCCTGATTGCAGCGGCGAGCCCCATCCAGCATCACCCGTTAGGCGAGGGCCGCGCCCAGGTTCACGCCGGCGAGTACCACCTTCCCCGTGGCCGTCGGGTTGGCGGCCACCGCCGCGGCGACGCCGGCGCGGAAGTTCCCGGTGGTCACGGTGGTGAACCGCTTGTTCGTGTCGTCCCAGTTGACCTGCTGTCCCTCGGTCCACGCCTGCGCGGAGAGCTTGGCGTGCTCGACGACGCCGGTCCGACGGCCACGGAATTTCACGCCCACGGCGGCAGTGTCCAGCGCGATCACGAGGATGTCGCCGATCTTCACCCCGGTGCCCGCGACCACGCCCCCGGTGGGAGCGACGAACTCGAGGACGTCGCCCTCTTGCACGAAAGTCTTCATGGCATCGTCTCCTTGAGCCCTACGCCACTAGGCGCCAGGATTCTTCCAGAGGCCGCGATAATCGATCACCTTCGCCGCGAAGTCCTCGCGGCACTTCACCTCAAGGCCATCGACTTCCCAGCCGACGCGGCTCTCGACCATCGGACCCTCCTCGCCCTCGAGGTAGGCGTGCTCCATGATGTCGATCTGGGAGGGGTCCGCGGAGAGATACCAGGCCGTCGCGCTGTTGACGTCCAGCCGCGGCTCGGCGATCACCTTGAGCCGGCCGGCGAAGGGGTTCACGTTGCTCGACTGGCTGGCCATGAGGTTCTGGCTCACGAACTGGTCCGCGATCGTCTCCTTCCCCGCGGGCACGATCAGGAACAGCGGGAAGAGGTTCAGGAGCGTGACCAGGTCCACGCCCTTCTGCACCCGCAGCGCCGCACGCCCGGCGCCGATGGCAGCCACCGAGATGGCGTCGCTTGAGCTGGACAGGTTGAAGTGGCTCGCCGTGTGGAAGAGCACGACTCCGTCGCCCATCACCGGGTTGCCGGTGATCTGCGCCCAGACGAGATCCGACTCCAGGTTGCGGGCGGAGCGGCCGAACAGCGTCGGCACGCGCGAGAAGGCGTCCGTGTCGTCGTTGATCAGGGCCTTCCGGGTGATGGCGAACCGGCGGCCGTAGGTCAGGAGCTGGAACTGCTCCTTGCCCTCGCCGATCGTCCCGAAGGTGAACTCGCCGTGCTCCCCGACCTCGACGAGCGCGGGCGCCTCTCCGAGCTGCAGCCGCTTCACCGGCTTGAAGTCGGGCAGGGTCGTCCGCCGGGAGATGGGCCCCCAGGTCTGCGGCGCCTCCTCGTAGGCCTGCCGGAGCGTCTTGTTGGCCACGTCGGCCCGCAGGTTGGCGAAATCCGAGGTGGTGTGCATCCCCGACGAGCGCTGCTCGAGACCGAGGGCGTGGGCCGCGATCTTCATCTTCGAGAGCGCGGTCGTCCGCACGCCGGAGTGCGCCAGGTACGCCTCCGCGATCCGCAGCAACGTCATGCCGCGGTAGGGGCGTCCGATGTCCGCCAGCTCGAACCCCTTGGGGTCGTTGGCGTCCTTCGGCCGCATCCGGTGCAGGAGCGCGTTCTCGATGCCCGCGCGTACATGCACCAGCGGGTCGGCGCCGACTTCGATGTCGGGACCCGCCGGGCCGGGGCCTGGGCCACGGTCCTGTCCGCCGCGCTTGGCCAGCTCCGCGAAGACGCGGGTCTGCGCGTCGACCAGCGGCGTCCCGTCCGCGATGAGCTTGTCCGCGAACGACTGCGGCAGGCGCGCGGCGCGGCAGGCCTGGAGGATGCCCTGGTTGCGCGCGCGCTCGGCCTTCATCGCCACGTCGCCCTCGTTCGGCTCGGGCGGCGGCGTCCGTTGGACGGGCGGGTTCAGAGGATCGTCCTCCACGACGGTCTCGGACGGCGACACAGGATCCATCGGCTTCTCCTTCGGTTCCCCGCGCGTCACGATCTCGCAGGGGTTGGTATCCACGGGCTTCGCGCCGCGCGTCTTCGCGCCGGCGTCCGCCGGGATCGGCACCATGGACAACTCGTGCGGCTCCCAGTCCACGGCCAGGCGCACCGGCAGCTTGTTCCCGTTGCCGGCTTCCTCCTCGAACTTGTGGATCCGGTAGCCGACGCTGACGTGCTTGATGTGCCCGTCCTGGACGTCCTGCCATACCGGCTCGACGGCCTCGCGGCTGGAGAAGCGCACGCGGGCCCGCCCCTCCTTCTTCGTGAGCACCACGCTGTCGGGCACGACCGAGCCGAGGATGTCCGTCACCG